TTGAAATTTTATCTTCACTATGCCATGAGTTGTAAAACTGTTTTACATGTGGATTATGGCTCGTACTCCTGTACCAATAGACTGGAAATTAGTTGATGACTACCTCGAACTAGGCGCAACTCAAGAAGAAATTGCCGAAAGCTTTGGATTAGAAAGAGATCAGTTAAGAAGAAGATTTAAAGAAAAACATAATATAGATTATGTCGCTTATGCTGCACAGTTTAAGAGACGAGGCCAAATGCAAATTAGAAGGGCTCAATTCGATAATGCAGTAGCTGGTAACACCCAATTGCTTTTATGGCTTGGAAAAGTTTTATGCGGACAGCGGGAAGTAGAATCAGTACAAAATGTTGCTCCTAACCAATCTGTTATAGACTCAACCCACGAAAATATGCTTCTTAAAGCTCGCGTTGAAGAACTGGAGAAAAAATTAGATGTCGTTCCACGAGAAAATAGAAACGAGCCCAAAACAGAACAAGAGCTTTGCGGAAGCGACACACCGGTTCAACATTTGGATAGGAGCAGTCCGGAGCGGGAAGACCTTTTCTAGTATCGAGAGATTTATCTACGATTTAAAGAATGGGCCTAAGGGTGACGCAATGATTATTGGCGTCAACCGCTCTACAATACAGAGAAACGTTTTAAGCCATTTATACAAAAGACTTGGCTTCCCTTGTCCTTCTCCAATGAGTAATAAGGCCCAATTGTACGGTAGAGACGTACACTTCGTTGGTGCACCTGATGTATCAGCTGTAACCACTATTCAAGGTAGCACGCTTGCCTTGGCATATATCGACGAAGCTACGTGTATACCTGAACCATTTTGGAAAATGCTAGAGACTCGTTTAAGCGTTCCTGGGGCTAAATTATTTGCTACGGCAAACCCTGAGGGCCCTGGCCATTTTTTAAAGAAGGACTACCTTGATAGGCCAGATGTCCATGATATTATTTCATGGCAATTTAATCTCGATGACAATCCAGTTTTAGATGAAAAATACAAAAATGCAGTCAAAGCATCATTCTCGGGAGTTTTTTATAGGAGATTTATCCTTGGAGAATGGGCGCTTGCAACTGGTGCTATCTTTGATTCTTGGGATGAATTGAATGTGTTCGACAAACAATATCCCGCTCCTAATTTCTATTGTGCTGGTTTAGATTATGGAACTGTTAACCCTACAGCATGCCATATAGCAGCCATATCACCTAATGCATGGCCCCAAATACGAATTGAGAAAGAATATTATTTTGACAGCGCGAAACATGGACGCTCTAAGACCGATAGAGAACTAGCAAATGATATATACGAATTTCTGAAATATACCCCGATAACAGCTTTGTATGTAGATCCAGCAGCAGCATCTCTAAAACTAGAACTGCGCAACTTAAACCTTCCTGTAGTCGATGCAAATAATGATGTCCTATTTGGAATAAAAAGCATGACTCAGTACATAGCGGGGAAGAACTTGCTCATTCATAGAAGTTGTAAGAATCTGGTAGAACAATGTCAAAGCTATGCATGGGATCCTCATTATGCAGCCCGTGGTGAGGATAAACCTATTAAAAGAATGGATCATGCCGTCGATTCCTGTAGGTACCTAATTGCTTCTTGTTTCAAGAATGGATTACAAGGACACGCAGATCAAAATAAACCCTACGATCAATACCGTAGGGAAGTTTTTGGTGATGATGATCTGTATAGCCAGTTTAATAATGGATTGCCTGTGTTTTAGCCCTTCTTTTTGTGTAGAAGATCAATAAACATTTCATAAAGTTTGTCTGATCTTGCTGATTGAACTTGATTCTGATGAAATAAGAATACAAAACATCCTATGAATGTACTTATAATTGATATCCATCCTGCTAAAAACCAACCACCAGAAATATGTTCCATAATATACGACCTCCGTTTACACTAGATATGATATCAAAGAACAGGAAAATATGACAACACATCAAATTCATTACGGCAAGAAATTCTACGAAGATAAAAAAACGGGTTATTGGATTTCAACTACATGTCCAAAGATAAGAGCCCATGTCTGGGTTTGGAAATATCATCACAATTTAGTACCGAAAGGATGGCATGTGCATCATAGAGATGGAAACAAATCAAACAATCATATTGAAAATCTAACGATAATGAGCGTTTCTGATCATGTTAAGCATCATTTTTCTGAAGATGAAAACAGAAAAATAAAAGCTAGAGAATGGTGTGAAAAAATTAGACCACAGACAAAAGCATGGCATGCTAGTCCTGAAGGAAAAGCATGGCACAAATTACATGCTATAAAGAGTAATTTTGGTTATGGCGAATTTATAAAATATAACTGTCAGCAATGTTCACAAGAATATCAATCTCGTCTTAAAGGAGAAGGAACAACAAAGTTTTGCAGTAACAATTGTAAATCAGCCTGGCGTCGTGCAAATAAATTGGACGATGTTTTAAAAAAATGTCCTATATGTTACAAGGAGTTTTTGATAAATAGGTATCGTAAAACTTTAACTTGCAGCCGTTCTTGCGGACGGGTTTTAGTCAAAGAACGTCAACGACTGGAAGGTGAACCATCGGCTCATACGAATCAGGAAACTATTCCCTAGGTTACGTCGATCCATCCGATGCTTCAGCCAAAGACATGAAGCAAATGATGGATTGGTTCTATAATACACAATACTCCACAGCCTCTACACACTGGCTACAAGGTGCAATTGACAAGAGATTCAAGGTCGGCGACCAGCAGCTTTACAACCAATTCTATGGCAACAATTCATCTGGTGCACAAAAGTTCTTCTTCAACCTGATCCGTCGCCACGTGAACATGATCGCTGGCTTTCAGCGTAAGAACCGAAAGTCCACCATCACAATGCCAGTTAACGATAACGATGACCCATTGGCAGACGATTACAACAAAGTGTTAAAGTGGGTGGATGATCGTGATGGATTTCAGGAGTATTTTAGCCAAAGCTTTGAAGGTGCTCTTGATACCGGAGAGACACTGCTACATCTCTATCCGGACTACACCATGGACCCGATCTCGGGTGATCTATTCACAGACTGTGTTGAATACAATAATTATCTAATTGACCAATACACTCGAAAGCAAGACCTAAGCGACTGCAACGGCATATGGCGTAGGCGTTGGACATCAAAGACAGTAGCTAAGACCCTATTACCTGGATATGCCGCAGAGATAGACAAAATGAAGTCAGGCGGAATGAAGGATGGAAGATTCCCTCTTCAGGCTGAGCTTCAAAATGTGGCCATGAATAACCTATTCACCTATGACGAATTCTACTATCGAACTACACGTCGAGGAAAAGTCGTATTAGATCCTTTCACTCAAGAAGCTGTTGAATGGGAAGAAGACGAAGAAGAGAGTGAAGACGAGCTCAAAATGGTATTGCAGCAACAGCCTTGGCTTCAGGTCAAAGAAGTGGATATACCGACCGTAAAGCTTTGCATAAGCCTATCGGGGAAGGTCGTCTATCACGGCAAGAATCACCTTTCGATAGACGCGTATCCATTTGTGCCAACACAGTGCTACATAGAGCAAGACATTCAGGCCTACGCATGGCGCAAGATGGGCATTATTCGGAATTTACGCGATTCCCAATTTCTTTATAACATGCGCAAAGTAATAGAGCTCCAGCTATTACAAAGTTCTTTAAATGCGGGCTGGATCTATCCTGTAGACGTAGTTCCAGATCCTAAATGCTTTCGTCAATCAAGCGGCGGAGATGGCTTCTTAATCCCACTTAAGTCTGGTCGTCTACCTAACGAGATTCAACGCATAGAGCCTGTATCAATTCCCTCAAGTTTAATTGAGCTTTCAAGTAGTCTCGCAGAGGACATAACCAAAATCTCGGGGATTAATGAAGAACTTCTGGGCAGCGCGACGGATGACAAATCCGGAATCTTGTCTATGTTACGACAAGGGGCTGGACTCACTACTCTACAAACCATTTTTGATAAGCTTGACTACACACAAAGACTCTACGGCAAAATCAGACTCCAAGCCATACGAAAGAACTTTAGCAAAGGTAAGATACGAAACATTCTGGGTCATGATGCGGATCCTCGCTTTAAGACAAGCCACAGTCAGAAATATGCCGTCGCTGTCGAAGAAGGCAATTACAGTACGACGCAAAGACAAATGGAACTTCAACAGCTCTTGCACTTCAAAGAACTTGGTATGGGTATCGCAGACAAATCCATCATCCGAGCAGCCTTTATTACCAATAAGCGACAAGTTATTGCTGATATGGAAGAGCAAAATCAGCAGCAAGCTCAAGCCCAGCAAGCCGAAGCAGCCAAGCAAGAGAAAGTCGACAACGCAAAGATCATGCAAGCATACAGCAAGTCACAGCTAGACATGGCTAAGGTACAAGAGTCTTTTGCTAAGCGAGATGATCTAGAAGCAGATGCTGAGCATAAGAGAACACAGAGTGAATTAGACCTTGTGAAGAGTATGCTGGGGCTTGAAATGATGGACCTTGAAATGATAGGGCGTAGCTATGAGATTGCTATGGCTATCAAGGATCAAAACACACAACAACCTGCGATGGCGGGATAGGGGAAAAGATGGTTAAGAAAATGACAACGATGGAAAAAGAAAAAGCAGAACGAGAGAAGAAACACGGAAAAGCATATAAGCCCTCAAAAAAAGAGTATATGCAAGAAGCTGCAAGAGATCGTAAGTTAGAAAAACAGAAGCCTATGAAATAGGCTAAGGAGAACATTATGGCACATAGTAAAGAAGCACATGCAAAGCATAATGCAATGGCTGAATTCAACAAAGGTCATCATGAGAAGAAGATGACTGATGTTAGCGTTGCAGATGGTAAATATTCTGGTGGTGAGATGAATCAAGCCGAAGAATATAAAGCAATGGTAGATGGCCTTGCACATTATGCAAAGAAGCATAAAGCGAAACATTAATCTAGTGGGGTTAGATGCAATAGCACAGCCCCTTTATTCAAGAGGATTATATGGCTAAAAAAGTACATCACGCACCCGATTACCTTAAGAACAAGACCGCCGATGTCATCATGCATGGTTCAGGTCCGGCAGTTCCTAATCAGCAATGGGAAAAGAACATGAACCTGACTCCTGATGGTCACCCAACAGCAGCCGGCGCATTTCTTCCCATGAAAGGAAGAGATCGTCCATGTACACATGTTAAAACTAATGAGTGTGATCATTGAGCAAGATTGAGCAATTTCACTTTTTTGCTGAGCCTGATCAAGATAGGCCTGTTCGAATT